TCATGGCGGAAGGGAGCTGGCCGGAATTGAGGAAGTTGCCGAGCTGACCGAACGCCGCGCCACGCAAGGGAGCGCCTTGCCGAATCATTTGCTCTGAGGCGGCATTGAGCTTATTGGCGGAGCCGTCAGCCTGCCCTGTCTGCTTACTGCCCTTACGAAATACGCTGCCCATCTGGCACCTCCCGTTGTAGTCGGTAGACGCCGACATCATGCGGCTGTCCGTCATAGAAAGCAAATTCCGGCAAGGTCGCAATACGTAGATACCCTGCCCCAGTAATCAAGCTCGCCGCATCCTTCCACGGTGTCACGGCCCAGACCCGTTTGCAGTCGTACTGATTGAAGGCCCATTGAGAGGACAGACGGCAGGCTTCTAGCGCGGCCTTGCCACGCACGGAGGGAATCATACCGAGTGACCCGAAGGCGTGATGCCCGTAAATAATCTCGTCCCACCACGTACAGCCGAGCATAGTTTCCGCATCCGGCGTGGTGACGAACAGGAGTTGCCGGTCGATCTTCGTCACGAACTCGCAGAAGTTCGGGAGGTCCATTTTCGTTGCAGGAGGATTCTGGTTGCCCCAGAACAGGTGCGGGATGATACCCCCAGTTTCCAAAATGCTCCATAACTGTCCAAGGATGCCACGCGGGTAGACGCCTGCCATATAGGGCCAGAGCTTGACGTACTCCCCCGTCAGGCAGAGGTTCGTGGTCTCAGGCTCCGAACTGATGGATGACGACTCCATTAGAATCCTTCCATTGAATAGGGGAGAGATCGGCTACGATGATCGCCCCCTTTGTGGCGTGCGCGGTCGATTTGAGCGTCAGGTTCTCACTGGCGGCGGTCCCTCCGTTGAGCGTTTGCCCTGCGGCACGGCCAGCCAGCAATGCGTATTGCGTGTGGTCGTCGTCCGTTAATCCGGTGAGGGCCAGCCCATGATCGAGTTGCCCGCCTGCGGCTCCGGTCGATTGATGGGAATGGTCGGCGTTGATCGTCAGCACTCGATGTTGTCCATCGACGAGATCGGCGTCCAGGTTCGTTACGACTGCCGAGGCTGCGGTCACGGCAAACGGGGCCGAAGGGTCGCGGTCATACGTGTGGAGCGCCGTGACCGTTTCGACCGTATCCGTATACATGACGCTCCCAGGCAGCACGGCAGCGGTAGCGGGACTCACTAGGACATCGCCATCGCTGACGGGTGACGAGGCCCGCACCCTGTTGTAGACAGTGGTGACGCCGCGCAATCCGTAGCAGTAGTCGATCCGGTCCTGAATCTGGCGCAGAACGAGGTTGAGTTCGTTCAGGTCCAGCGCATTGATCCTGAGTGGTCCTACAGTTTCGTTACTCATAGCGGTGTCAGCGGGGCGTAATAGGCAACGATCTGGTACACCTTCGGCGTGAGCTGTCCGGTATAGGCAATCTCCGCTCGCCACCGGAACCCCATCGCGCCATCCTGGAGATCAAAGAGGCTGGCCGCACGTTTACTAGTGGACACGCTACACGTTCCACGCAGCACATCATCGACGTAGATGGAAACCGTCACCGTTCCATCGTTCGTGTCGGCGTCAATCGAGACGTACTGAAAGAGCTTCCGTACCGTCGCCCCTTCGTCACAGGCGTATTCCTTCGTCGTGGCCTGCATCGTAATGTCGGCGGATTGGTCGTTCGTGCCGGTCTCCAGCTTGACGATGCTGCCGTCAGCCTGCCCTGCGATCATGGCATCGTTTTCATCTTCCCAGGCCAGCGCCCTGACTGCGATATCGTAGAAGCTCCAGTGCGAGAGCTGAAAGTTGTAGACCGCTACGATGTCGGGAGAGGTATTCGCTCCAGAGCAGTACGAGAAAAAGTAGCGCCCCTTCCAGACCCGACCGGAAAAGGTCTTGGCTCCGTCCCAGTTGATCGGCGCATACCCATTGACGGTCAGGTTTAGAAAAATGCTTTCGATGCCATCGGAAAGTTTGGTGTCGATAGAGGCGAACGTAGTGGAGAACACACCGTCCCGCGCCACAAACACCACGCCATACTCACTCACGCAAATAGTGTTCGGGCAGATCGTGCCGCGACGACTCGATGACTCAATGGGGACGAACCCGCTTTCGTCGTTGCCGATGATCTGATATTTCGTTGTCCGTGTGAACACGCCACACGCTCCAGCATGACTCACCCCTGCCATCACCGGATCGTTGGGGTTGCCGATTTCCAAGAAGTTTGCAGGCGGGACCGCTTCAGGGAGGAATCGCTTACTGAACCAGACGTAGTGAGGGTTGCTTAGGTCTTGCGTCAGGAACATAAACTCCAGGTGCGTCCAGGCCCAGTGCGCGGCAGGAGGTGGATCGTTGTCTGTTTCGACAATATCCGTCAGCGCGGTATCGCCAACGGTGCTGCTGCCGGTCGTGGTGCCGTTCACAATGCTCTGGTCGAACAGGTAGCTCGCGCCTCCCGCCGTCGTGCGATAGACACGCACATGCGTCACTTGGGCATCGGTCGAGGCGACGAGATTGGAGAGGGTCAAGACTTGCGCGGCGAGGACGGTGGTATTGCTGACCGGCGACGGGTTCGATTCTGCCATCACGACGGCCCCGACCATGCGGGCGTAGGTGTACCGGATAATGTAGCTCCCTGTTAGCGCCCCTGCGGCCCCTGCCGCCGTGACGGGCGTATCTGTCGGCGCGTCGATGCCCCATTTTGAGGTACCGGCAGATCCATGCTTCTTCATGCTGCTTGAGGCGATGAACATATAGGTGATCGTTTCGTTCAAGGGTCTGAACGGGACGAGCGCGGCATAGTCCCCCGCGATACTGGTGGCAATCGCCGTGTTATCCGCATAGACCGTGGTACCTTGCCAGGAGTAGCGGTAGCCTGCGAGCGCCTTGACGAGGAGCTTGACGGACGCCACACCACTCAAAAGCAACGACATGCCCCTCCGTGGTCGAATGACGCCAGGCTCGGTGTAGCAGTCCACGCTTGAGGCCGACGCCAGTTCGTTGTCGGCAATCATCACGGTGTCACGGCGCAAATTGACGCCCACAAAATCAGGAGTCGCGCACGCTTTAAGGTTCGGTTGTCCCATGCGTTACCAGACAGACGGATAGTTTGAGGGGAGCCGTGCATAGGGTAGGCGCGTGGAATCTTCACCGTCCACACTCGCCCGCACATGCACCCTATCGTAGTAGCCCAGGTCAGCCAGCTTCGTCAGGAACTTGATGCCGAGCTGCTCGCGCTGAGAATAGTGAGTCGCAATCTTCGGGTTCTGTCCTGGCCCTGGATGCTGAAGCGCCCGTTTCAGTGCCCCATAGCGCAGATATTTCATCGCACACGCGGGCACCAGCCCTGGCTCATCATCCTCGCCCAGATCCACGTCAGGGACAACGGTGTGCAGGATTTCCACGGAATCCTCTGAGGACTGCAAGGCGCGTATCCCGCCTGTGGTATCCCCGACCGCAAAGTATTGACGGTCCTCTGAGGTGATGCCGCGAATCGTGCCGACCGCAAACTCCTCTAGCGTGACCCCGAATAATCGCTCCCATCCAAACGTCCCGCGCAGCCTGCCGACCGTGGTAGGGACAGTCCCTTGCACCTGCTCTAGTTCCCATTGCTGCGTCGAGTCGTAAGCTGTGGTCAGTGAGGCGAAGGTGAACCGCCAGCCCAGGCCGGTCAGGAGTGCCGGAACCGCATGGTCGAGCGTGTACCGATCCCCGTTGGTCGCGTAGGCGTAGTCGTTCGTCCACACCGACGAATCCACGGTGTAGGTGCGGCTCCCGTTGAAGTACCGCGCAAATCCTTCTGTGAAGTCCTGCGGGTTGTAGGCTTGCGTGTAGTCGGTGCGAAGGTTGTAGAGTTCAATCGTCCCCCGTCGATTGGTGCCTTCAGTCCACCACCACGGCTCCCCGACACGGCGGAACCAGGCCGAATCGTTGGAGTCTAGGTCACGGACGGACGTACCGTTGAGCCGCTTATTGTTCCATCGCACCACCCGAATCAGGTCGGCGTCGTGCGGCAGCGCATACACGAAATGATGGTCGGCGTCGGCAATATGACTGCGTTCCCAGTCCTGCGTAATCCCTGCCCTGGACTCCGTAGGCGTGACGCCCTCCAGGAACTCTGCTTCCCAGTAGTAGGTGCAGCGGTAGAGGTTCGTGAGCGCGGGCCACAGCATCATGCGGGACGGCGCATCATCGGTAAACGCATCTTCCCACTCGTAGCAGAAGGTAAACCCGTAGCGCGGCGGGACGCAGATTTGCGTGAGGCGAGTCGTGCAGCGCCCAATAGAGAGCAGGTCGTCGTAGGCGTCATTGAGGTAGCCCAGGAGTTCGGCGCGTGACCAGATGGCGCCATCGTCGTGCAGGACGAGTTGCATCTTGTCGATCTGTACGCCCAGTGTGGTGATGTCCATATCAGCTCCAGCGACTCCCAATGTCAGACCGATACGGTGTCCCAGATGCCATGCCCTGTTGGATCGCTTGCGATTCTCTGACCTGTACCCCCGCGTTGACGACTCCCGACCTCATCCGATCGACGAAGCGCCCGTAGGCTTCCAATGCCGTCACAATGTCCCACCGTTTCATCAAGCCCTGATAGACGCCGTAGAAAATCAACGTCTCCTGGTCGGACTCAAAGATTTCCGGCTTATCGTCGTCATGCTGAAGGTCACGCGGGAAGGCAATGTAGTCCAAGCGAATGACGCCGCCTCCCACGGTGGGGTGCGGATAGACCGCGAACCAATCCCAGGAAATCGGGCACCAGACTTCAGGCGTGCCGGACGATTCCTGCCAGCGTTCATGGTAGCGGTCGAGTTGGTCGAGAGAGACAGCGGTGAGACGCCGGTTGGTCGTCTGCATCCAGAGCCGGATGGGGGCCAGCATATCGGCGGCGATACTGGCAGTCGTGTAGTAGCTGGCACCTGGACGCAGCGAGATCAGCGCGGTGCGGTGAATGGCTTTTGCCTCCTCCGCAAACGCTTCCTGCGCCTCATTGAGAATGTCGTTCATCTCCTCGGTAGACCAGAACACCGGAGACGTAGACGACACATTCAGCGCATCGAAAATGCGTGAACGCAGCTCTTGCCGCGTCATTAGATGTCTCGATATTCGTGGATCTCTTGGACGCCCCTCGGTCCCTTATTCTGCTCGATGGGGAACGACCCGTTCTGACGGTACTCCACGCACATCTTCACGCCCTGCCAGGGTGATACCGTGGCAAGGAATTGCTTCATCGGCATAATCATTTCGTCCGTCTCGTTGCCGAGGACGGAATCGAAGGTCCGTACACGGACGTAGGGAAGGATCTGCACTAAGTCCCCGCCAGCGGGATTCAGTCGGTCTTTTCCGCTCGACCGCACTGGATCGTCAATGAAAAACGTGATTTCTGATTTCTCTAAGCTATCGGGTACAACTGCCATCGTAGACCCCCTCTTGTAGCGCCCATTGGACTGCGGCTTCCCAATCGTCAGGCTCAACCCACGGACACCGTGACGGCTCGGTATCAATCGGCAGACAGCGCCGAAGTCCTTCCCGCCACCCCTGGAGGCAGACAGCGGGCGTCCCGCTATGCCGTGCCAAGTGCCAGGGAAACGAATGGGCACCCACGAACACTGAGGCTTCGGCAATCAACCGCGCCATGCTCGCCACGGTCGTCAAGCCTCTCAGATCGGTGATGCCCGCTGGCATGAGAAACGACACATGCTTCCCCAGGACAATGACCTTGTAGCCCTTGTCCCGAAGCCGTGTGGCGACACTCACCCATGTTCCCTCCGGAGCCGGAGTCAGGGACTCGACTTCTGGGGCGACAATGGCAATGCGTGGCTTTCCAACCAGCTTGCCCTCATACGACACATTGACCAACCGATACCAGGAGCGATGATTCTTCAGACTGGGCAGCGCCACAAAGTCGTCGTCGGTCAGTTGCTTTTCAACGCCTGCGATGCGAGCCGCCGCCACCGTCCAAGAGATCGGAGAATCCAGCTCGTAGTAGGCGGGCTGGAGGCTAAGGTTGACGCCTTCGCCTTTCTTGTAGAAGTCCCAGTGGCTACTGATGCCGTCTTTAAGTTCGTATGCTTGCGTTTCGTCACAGACCACCTCCTCGATGTAGGGCTGCTCCCAGAGGAGCGGGACTAACCCCATACACATACCGGACGTGGTGAGGTGGATCGTATCTTCAGAGAGGCGTGACAGCGCCCGCATGACCGGCAGCGCGTAGACGAGATCACCCATTTTCCCGCTGTGATGAACGTGGATCATCGCGGGCGCATTGCTTTCTTGAGCGGTGAAGTGACGGCGGTGAAATCGCCGGTCTGCCCTGTCTGCGTATTCAGATAACCGTCCCCCTGCTCGATAACTCCCCTGCTATGTCCTGGCATCTTGAATCGTGAATCGCCGTGCAGGAAGTTATTGTCGGTAGGGTCAGGCAGGAACGGGACTTCGGCCTTAAATTGCCCTCGATAATCGTAGAGGTGGGCAGGGTTGTCAGGATTGGGGTCGATGCCCTGCCGCCCGCTCATGCCGCTGTAATAGTCGTTCCAATGCTGAAACATCGCCTCCTGGAGAGGTCCAAGCACGGTCTTGCCGGTCGGGTTGCGAATGCTCAAGGACGGCATTCTGCAATCATGCACGATCTACGTATAAACCGCAAGAATTATGGATACGGCCAGAAGGGTTTGAGGCGACCCCACCCACCCATATGCTGACAGACGCAATGAGGAAAGTCTGGCGCGGTAGGCCAGAGCGGATCGAAGATTTCTACATCGTCGAAGCGGTGGAAAAAGACATCGCGCAGCGCGTCAGCGGTGAAGCGGTAGTAGTCCTTCGGTTCAGCGTGGTAGCCCCATTCCGGCGTGGGGACCGTCAGGACAAACCACCCGCCAGTAGCTAGGAGTTTATGAACGCCTGCCAGCGTTTCCCAAAATGTCGCATCATGCTCGAAAAATGACGTGGCCACGATGCAATCAAATTTCCCCAGACCTTGCCGGTGCTGGAGTTCGGCAGCGTGACAAACGATATCGACCCCTGGACCTTCGCGCATGTCGAGGCCGGTGTAATGTTCCGTGCCGACAAACGCTGGCTTGATAGCTCCATTGACGTTCAGGCTCCCTAGTTCCAGCACATGATTGAACGGCCCGCGCTTCTCGATGAACGGCGTGATCCAGTCGAGAATCTGCCTGTCCACTACTCGGACACTCCTGGATGGAACGAGAAGTTGGCGAAGGTTGGCGGGGGAGTTCTCGCCGTTTCAATCACAGCAACCGCCTTACGCGGTCGCCCTCTCCGCTTCCCGCCAACGAGTTCAGTCGGCGGCATCCCTTCAAACATGCGCTGATTCACCAGCTTGGTCTGCTTGGATTCGGTGTCGATTTCGAGGTTAATCTGGACGCGGTAGACGGGCATTAGTCTTTCCCCTTGACCACGCGGTTAATGAATCCGTTGACGGCGACACCGGACCCCAGGCTCACCATGATAGCGGAATGCCCGTCGTCTGGCAATTTTGATTTGGGGTTCAAGTGGTGCTTCCACGCGCAAAACTCAGCCGCGACCACGTTGGCCGGATGGTCCTTCAGGTAGTACTGCTGCGCCTCGTCCGTCTTGAGGGCGAACAGATGGACCCACAGTTCCTCAATCTCACGATCAAAGAACCAGCTATAGCGAGCAAAGAGCGCCCGCCACCACCAGTGCTGCATCATGGCGGCAAGTTTCATGGAGAGGCGCATCTGAATCGTCTGCACCCCGAATGCGTAAGGAGGCGTTTGGTGTTGCGGGTTGCCAGTGGCTCGCTCATACCCTGGCTGAAGAAAACAGAACGTCTCGGCAAAGTAGGGCTGCACATGCGTCAAGTCCCACCAGGCCGCATGGTGCCCCCCGTAGGGGACGCGAATGAGGATGGTCCCGTTCGGAATCAGCACGCGAAACGCTTCCTTGAAAAAAAAGAACGGATGACGGAGATGTTCAAGGACGTGGCAGAGGTAGATTTCGGAAACCGAGTCGTCGGGATAGGGCCAGATGTCACTATCGGCGCTGAACACGGTATTGACGTAAGGGCCAGGAGTCAGGTCGCAATTGTGCCAGCCGTCCTGCGGGGGCGCGGTCCCTGACCCGATGTTTAGCTTGAGTAAGCTACCGGCCATTGCGTTCCGCCTTAATGAGTTCCATGACATCCTTGGCAATCTCTGGCATTTTCCGCTCTCCGGTGTTTCCGATAATCACGCCCGACTTCGTGAAGTCAGGATCGTCCTTCAGCCGCTTCTCGTAGGTGTCGAACA